TTATCCATACGTAAACCATTCCAGTTCGTTCACACGTCTTAGAAGCTCGTCTATCTCCCATCTGTTATCCGGTTGGTTCCATAGGGTTGTTTCTACAGCGACTATCCGGTTTTCCAAGTCGTCGAATTCCCATTCTTCAAAACCCCCCGTACCCAAATTGTTGATGGCGTTCCAAAGCCCGTCTATTTCTTGGAATATGGGTTCGTTCAAATGTCCCCCGGCTTCAGCTTGACGGATTTTAACGTCGTCTAACTGCCGTTCCAGTTCGTCAACGTCGAAAGACAGGTCGCTTATCTGCTGTGAGTGCATTTGAATGTCAGCCCACGCGAACGCGCTGTCCTGCGACTGGTCTTGAATCATGTTCAACTGGTCGAAAAGCTGGTCGGTTCGCATTGAAACCTGATTAGCTAAGTCCGTCGCGTATGACAAATCTTCGATAGCTATTTGCAGGTTGTGGACACTTTCGCTGTTTGAATCAATGTTGCCTTTGATTCCTAGCAACTGCCACATTATTAGCCCTACAGCTATGAAAACCGAAACGAGCGTACCAAGGTTGGTTTTAATCTTAAATTGTTTCCAACTGGTTGAGTCGTTCACTTCTTTTTTGCTGGGGCTTTCTTTTTAACTGGTGCTGTTATTAGTGAAGGGGTTTTATCTCCGAACGGGAGAACACTAGCCGTCCAGCCTTTAACAACAGCTAAAGCGGCTGTGACACCAGCCATTACAATTAAATCGATTTGGTCTATCCCTAAGTCCATAACAGAGTTTGTGCCTAGAGCGGCGATCATTGCCTGCACTCCACTAGCTACAGTTCGTTCTAATAAGTCTTTGTAGTTCATTTGTTCAGCTCCTTTTTAACTTCGGCTATAACTTCGCCTAGTTTTTCCAAATCTTCCCTAATTAGTTTCGTTGAATTGAAAACCCAAATTTTCAGATCGTCGAATCTTTCTTCCATTTCGGGGGTCAAAATGTCCTCCTTATCAGTTGGCCAATCATCCGGCATCGGGCCGGGTAAAACACCTTTAATACTTTGCGCTTGATGGTGCCACGCTTCGCCTTTAACGGTTGTGTGTAGTCCCCAAGCTCTTAAAGTTTTATGAATACGCGACCACGTGGACTGCCCGTGGTGCGTCAAATCGACAGCGTAACCGTACCCGGTGGGTTGTTCCATGTGATACGACCCGAACCACGTGTTACCCCCTGAAGTGCCTATAACACGTTCAGGGTTAGCCGCTAGGTTAAACCCCGGTTTCCCAGCTTTGTAACCTGCGTACAAGTATTCTTGTTCAGATTTGGGGCGTACCGCTGATTCGATGCGTAGAACGTCGCGTAAATGCTCGTCATCTTCGTAAGCTCTGCGTAACCGCCAGCACAGCAAAGGGTCTAAAAGCATTATGTTTTCGTCGCCGTCGTCGCGGAACTGGTTTAAGAATTCTATGTCGTCAACGTGTGTCATGTTTAGTTCTCCGGGGGCGGCGGCGCAGTAAAAAAAAAAATTACGCCGATTTCTGCTTCTGACCAAATGTTTTGACAAAACGCCAACGCTTCCGATTCTGTTACTTGTGTAACGTCCCACGTTTCAAGCCCTGTCAGGTCAGCGGTTTTAGTCATGTAACCGATACGGTACCCTTCACCGTCCACGTATTCAGAAGCTTCTGCGTGTCCTCCGCTTTCGGCGATAACTTTTTCCGGGCCGGTTCCTGAAAGCCCATTGTCTGAAAGTTTCCATTTAAGGTAATCCATTTAATTCCTTGCGTTCGTTAGCTAGTTGCTGTTTGCGTTCTTCCACAGCGGCTTCTAATAGCCCCGTTTGTCTCATTGCATCTAATTGCGCCCATTGAACACCGCCTGCCATGATTTGTAAATTTGTTTGTCGTGTTAAACGCTTTTCCCAGTATTCAGGTTGAGCGTGTTCTATTTCGTCGCGGCTGTAATGCTGGCAAGAATTGAAAAGATCTTCTAGGATTGCTATTTCTCTTTCTGCCCCTTGCATTACTATTTTTGTTTGCCCTAATTCAAGTATTTTTTCTTCAGCGTCTAAAGCGTCCAAATCGTCGCCGGTTTCTAAAAGGCGTTTAATTTCAATTTCAGATTTTTTGACTTGTATTTCTGCTAAAGCCAGTTTGTGTTTCATGTCTTGTAATTCTAAACACAGTTGATAAAACCGCATTTCGGGCGTGTCATGCTGACCAATAACGAAATGTATTAGTTGGAAACGTGACCGTGGTTGTTGAATTTCTGCTATTGCTTCTTCAATGTTCATATCAAACTAAAGCCGGTTCGTTTGCAAATCCCATGAGGCCGTCCCGCGCCGAAGATAACCCTGTGCCAAGTGTGCTTCTACTATCATCACTGAAAGCGAACTTATCGACTGTGGAGGAAGGCCCGTCCCCTCCACCGAAATATCCAGCGGTTCCGCTGTTAGCCATCCCGCCACTATTTTTTCTTGCCGATGATAACCCTGTGCTAAGTGTGCTTCTACTATCATCACTGAAAGCAAACTTATTGACTGTCGTGACGGTTGATCCTGTGTTCCCTAAAGCAACGTATCCAGCGGTTCCGCTGTTAGCCATTCCTGTACATTCTCTAGTAGTGGATGACAACCCTGTTCCTAATGTGCTTCTACTATCATCACTGAAAGCAAACTTGTCCACATCACTTGACTTGTATGGACTACTGCCTGTATTTCCACCTGCGAAATACCCAGCCGTTCCACTATTGCCAAACGAAGCAACCTGCCTGACACCTGTTGCTAACCCTGTTCCTAATGTGCTTCTACTGTCGTCGCTGAAATCGAACTTATCGACTGTGGTTTGCGCCCCCGGTTCACCGCCGCCAACATAACCAGCGGTTCCGCTATTCGAGCAACCCGCCTGAGTGTTCCTAGCCGACGACAAACCAGAAGATAAGGTGCTTCTAGCATCATCTGCGAAAGCAAACTTGTCTGTGGTTGCGACATTGCCGCTACCTGTATTTCCTCCAGCTTCATAACCTGCTACGCCAGCATTTCCGAAACCTGCGCCTAGTTGCCTGATACCTGATAACCCTGTGCCTAATGTTGTTCGGCTGTCGTCACTAAAAGCGAACTTATCTACTGTGGTAACACAAGTATACGAGCCGCTAACAATAGCGTTGCCACCGGCGAAATATCCTGCGCCGACTACACCCGCCGCGCCGCTACTAGCAAAAATACCGTGATCTATGGGAAGAATAGACATTAGGCAAGCGCCCCGATAAGCGACCAAGTGTCGGTAGCTGTTTTAATGAGCGTAGCCCCTGCGTACTGCCCGTCGATCTCCAGCGCATCGTCTTTGGAATTGATTGTAACCCCTGAGCCTTCCGCTAGTGTCGCGTTAGCCGACCCCAAGTTTTGAACTATGATCTGTGTTCCCACCGGGAAAGCAACGCTACTGTTCGGCGGTACGGTTATGGTTTGCGCTGACCCGTTGGAACTTGTAATCATTTTTCCACCGTCGGTAAGCACTAGGGTGTAGGTCGTGCCGGTTTGGGCGGATATTGTGAGTATGTTGTCGTTCGGGTTGCCTGTAGTTAAAACCGTGCCTGTGCAATCCGGTAAAGTAATAATCCGGTCTGCTGTTGTCGGGTCTGTAGCTCGTAAAAAAGTTTCGTGTGCGTCTGCTGTTGTTCCTTCCCAAACGACCTGCTGGTTCGTCCCACCGAAATACAGGGAATCGGACATATTCACTTGGCCTGTGAAAGTTGCGCCTGCTAAAGCCGCGTAACCTGTTAAAAACGATGAAACTAGGCTTTTCTTCAAAGCGTCTGAATCGTCAACGTCTTGGATTAAAACGTAATCGGCTGTTGTCCCCACAGCTACCGTAGCGTTATCAACATCCGCGGAAAGTGAAGGCGCTCCTGTGTCCGAACCGCCCGCAAGCCCACTATTAGCCGCTGTCGTTATCCCGGTTATATCACCGCCGCCTGCGGCTGTCGTCTGCGTCGTACCGTCCGAAAATTCGATCCCGCCCGTGTCCATAACAATACGATTATTCGTAAGGTCACATATCACAGGTAGTATTTCCCCTGTGTCGGTTGTTTCGCCTTCTTTAATAAGCGCGATCATAAAATCGCGTATCAGCTCCATGTCAGAGCTTGAAAGAACTTCCCCTGCTGTGAATGCTCCGGGTACGCCCGAAAATGTTTGTTGTGCCATTTTGTTTCCTTATGGTGCCTGTTTGCCTGTTCCGATAATACCGTAATCTGCACTATCGATTATTAAAAATATCGTTTCGCCTGTTCCGCTGGTTCCTATTCGCATAGTCCAGTCACTAGGGGTCACTTCGTGGGTTACCGATTCGACCCGTAAAGTGGGTTGAACCATTGGCACATCTGCCCCTGCTGGTTGGAATTGAACTCTTAGAGCGTCGAAAATACACAGTTTCGCCACCTTCTCTGCTTGAGCGTCGGTCATAGCCCGTGGTTTGCATTCCACAGAAGCTATTCGAAGCGCAGGCACAGAATGCAACGCTACAAAACTTGTCATAGCTGAATAAACGTCCGCATCGTCAGCGTTTAACAGGTTTTGGCGAACGATTGTACGTATACCGTAAGCGGGTTGTCCTTCTACGTTTTCGTCGTATGTTTGAACAGCACCGCCGACCCTGTTGTAAACGCCTCTAGTGTAAAGAAGCTCGTTTCCGTAAGATGTCGTGATGTTCGTGAACGGCGGTTCTGTTGCCGCTGTTCCCGCGCCCGCTCCGAACGTCAAACCTGAAGCTGAACCCGTAGAATTGCGTTTCCTGTACGTTAATACGTTGCCTTTGTCAGCCGCCCCTACAGCCGCCCCACCGGGGCTACCGTGAGCGCAGTAAATAGCGCCGTCCTCGGATTGTGCGAGCCGTTCCATGTACGCCACCGTCATTGTTTGGGCTACTGTCGCGCCTGCCATTGAAATAGTCGAAGTTTCTACGCTTCTTTCGTTCGGGTTAGACGCGTCAGGGCTACCCGGTTGCGCCGGATAGTTCACAGTAGACAGGTTCAGCATGTTCGTGAACCGTGTCGAACCCACTTCAGTAGAAAAAGTGGTGCTGGTTATCTCCGTTTTAGCTAATTTCGACAAACCGTCGAAAGCCTTAACAATCACCGTGGAATCTTTACTGTTCGGATACAGGGTGTCTACGTCCTCTATCGTTCCTCTGAAAATAGGGGTGTTGTTAGAAGCCGAATTGATGTTAACTGATACGCGTATTTCGGCGTTAATCCATTGCGCTGAACCGTAAGTGCCACCAGCTAACGGGCCGTAAACGTTGCCTGTGTTGTCTAAAGAAACTCTGCATTGCCCAGCCCTGAAAGAATCTGTGACACGTTGCCTGCCTGTCTGCACGTTGATTCCGCGGACGTTAGCTGTAACGTCACGCCAACCGCTGTTCAAATAAATTTGTACGTTCCAAGTGTCGGTAGCCATCAGATGAAATACAGGTCGCTTAATCCGACTGAATTGTCTGTAAAGCCCTTAACTATAGCGGTTTGCACTTCGTCGGGCGTAACCGCTGGGGCGTTGATGTTAACGGTAACTGTGTTGGTTCCCATCATTCCGGCGGCGTGTGTTTTTAACCCTGCCATTTCCGTGTCTACACCGCGCGCCGCTGGCCCGCCTTGCGATCCGAAGAACCCTGCCGCTACAGCTTTATCGAAATAATCTAATTCTTCTTGTGTAAAAACGGGCGGCAT